AGACCCCTTCACAAGGAGATATAATTGCACTTAAAGATTATGCTAATAAGTGGGATTGCAATGCAGTTACACTTTGTAGAAATGGCTCCAATATAAATGGTGGTGCTTTTAATACTACCTTAAGTACAGAATCCCAATCAGTAACTTTAATTTATGTCGACGGTACAAAAGGATGGCAAGACATACACGACTCAACATCTAACGTAACAGGTGAGCCTAATTTCGTTTCAGCATCAGGCGGAACAGAAACAACAAGTGGAGATTTTAAAATACACACTTTTACAGGAGATGGAAATTTTGTAGTAACTCAAGGTAAAGTTGCTAGTAATAATAAAGTTTCATATTTAGTAGTAGCAGGAGGAGGTGGAGGAGGTTCTAATCACGGTGGAGGTGGCGGTGCTGGTGGATTTAGAGAAGGTAAACTTTCTACAGATCCTTACACGGCATCACCTTTAGCAGCAACGCCTTGTTCGTCTTTACCTGTTTCAACACAATCTTATCCTATAGTTGTAGGAGGAGGTGGTAATGGTGCCACTGTTCCAAGTCCTTATACAGGAGCAACAAATGGTTCTGATTCTAGTTTTTCAAGTATAACTTCTACAGGTGGTGGTAGAGGAGGCACAAGACATGATAATTCAAATCCAGGATATCAAAATGGACAACCTGGAGGTTCAGGAGGAGGTGGTGGTGGAGAAACAGCTAGTCCTGCAGGAAGTGGTGGTAGTGGCAACACACCCTCAGTTTCACCTCCACAAGGTAATAATGGTGCAAGTATGGCAAGTCCTTATTGTGGTGGCGGAGGAGGTGGTGCAACTTCTGCAGGAACTAACATAGGAGGAGGTAGTGCTGGTGGGGCAGGAGGAAACGGTGCTGGAACAGCAATAAATCCAGCAGTAGGCACTCCAGGACCAAGTGGTTCTTTAAAATATTTTGCTGGTGGTGGTGGGGCTGGTAGAAACCCTAGTAGTGCAAATGGTGGATATGGTGGTGGTGGATCAGGTTATCCTTATGCAACGACTTGTAATCAAGCATTCAAAGGAACAACTAACACTGGAGGTGGTGGAGGTGTAGTATATGGATGTGGTCTTGCTGCATGTGCAACTGGTACTGGAGGATCAGGTATAGTGATAATAAGATATAAATTTCAATAATGAGTACAATTAAAGTAAATAAATTAGAACAAAGAACAGGATGTACAGCCACAGTCGGTGGTGGTGCTGGTAAAACTGTTACAGTTGATGCAACTACAATAACATTAGGAAGATGTGGCGGAACTGTATCTTTAGCTTCTGGTGCTTCTCAAACAGGTTTTGGTAGAACAGGAGCGGTTGACTGGTGCACGACAGCTAAAACATCTCCGTTTACTGCTACATCAGGAAAAGGATTTTTTATAAACACTTCAGGTGGAGCTGTCACTGTAACACTTCCTTCAAGTCCAAGTGGTGGTGATATCGTTTCAATAAAAGATTATTCAGGAACTTTTGATGTTGCTTGTAAAGCTGTTACAATTGGTAGAGGTGGATCTAAAATACAAGGTATATGTGCAGATGCAGTTTTAAATACAAAAGGTGATACAGCAACTTTAATTTATGTTGATGGTACAAAAGGATGGATAAATGTTGAAACAGACGACACAGTAACAGGTGATCAATTTATAACAGCAACGGGCGGAACAATTACAACCGTTGATACGAATTTTAAAGTTCATACATTTAATGCAGATGGCACATTTTGTGTTTCCGCAGGTGCTGGTCCAGTTGCAGTAGTAGATTACATGGTAGTAGCTGGAGGCGGTGGAGGCGGTGGCACAGGTGGACCTAACTGGGGTGGTGCCGGAGGAGGAGGTGCCGGAGGTTTTAGAGAAGCTAAAACAGGAGCTAATGGAACTCATACAGCTAGCCCATTAGCTACCTCAACAGGTGTGCCTGTAAGTGTTAGAGCTTATACAGTAACAGTTGGAGGTGGTGGATCTCCAGGTGGTCCTGGTGCCTGTTCATCAACTCCACAAAAAGGTAGTGATTCAGTTTTTGCCTCAATAACATCCGCAGGTGGTGGCGGTGGTGGACCATCAACAGCTGCCTCTTGTGGACATGCTGGCGGTAATGGTGGATCCGGTGGAGGTGGTTCTGTTAACACACCGTCACCGGCAGGCTCCGGTAATGTCCCTGCTGTTTTTCCACCACAAGGACAAGACGGTGGAGAAGGACCAGGAATGGGCGCTCAACCAGCATCTTTCGGTGGTGGTGGCGGTGCGATATCTGTGGGTAGTTCATCTGGTAGTGGAAGTCCCGGTGGAGGTGGAGCAACAACGAGTATTTCTGGTTCACCAGTTAGTAAGTCTGGTGGAGGTGGTAGTGGTAATTCAGGACCAGGATTAAGTAATGGTGGCACAGGTGGCGGTGGCGCAGGAGGAAGATACATTCCTAGCCCAATTGCTGCAACCGCAGGAACTACAAATAGCGGCGGTGGTGGCGGCGGTGGTGGTTCTAATAATGGTACTACGATGAGTGGAGGGTCTGGAGGATCTGGACAAGTAGTAATTAGGTATAAATTTCAGTAGTTGAATGGTATTTAAAATTAATATATAAGGAGAAACATTATGGCACATTTTGCAAAATTAGGTATGAATGGTAAAGTTATCGCAGTTCATGTAGTAGACAATAAAGACTTACATGACGCTGATGGTAATGAAAGCGAACAAGTAGGCAAACAGTTTTTAGAAAGAATTCATAACTGGCCTCTTTGGGTGCAAACTTCATACAATACATCAAAAAATACTCACTCATCAGGTGATGCTTCTAAAGCACTTAGAGGTAATTACGCAGGTATAGGTTTTACTTATGATGAAGATAATGATATTTTTTGGCCACCAAAACCTTTCCCATCTTGGGTTAAAGACACATCTGATGCACAATGGCACTCACCAGTTGGTGATGCCCCTGCACTAACTGCAGAGCAACAATCACAAAACGAAGCTGGAACTCATCTTTGGGGACACGATTGGAATGAGTCTGGACAAACTTGGGAGTTGTCGAATAAACTATCATAATAATTTATGGATAAGGTGGTGTTATCTGAAATCAGTTTAGTTCACGGAGAAGTAAAAACTCCTAAAGGTTTTGAAATAGATCGTAAAGAAATAAAAAATAGTATTGTATCTTCTTACGCTAATGATGACAGAGTAAGTAATAATATATTAGATTATTCTTATAACGATTATAAAGCTCCTTATTCACAACCTTTACAGTGGTTATTAGATTATATAAGAGATCATTTTAATGAAAAGTATAAACGAAGTTTAGTTAGCAAAATTGTTTTTGGTAATGTATATGCCCCATCTGAAGTTTCACTGTGTAGGAATAATGTTGACCCTGTAGATTTAAGACATTCAGCTGATTACACATTAATTTACATTGTAGACTGTGGAGAAAAATCCTCTGAACTTGTTATTGAGTATGATAATAACAGAAGAAAAGGTAGAACTTGGCATGTGCCAATCAAAAACAATTATTTTTATTTATTTCCATCAACGCAAAAATATTTTTTTACGGCCAATAAATCAAAACAACTCAACGTAATATTAACTGTAACCTATGAATATATCTAATTACTATTGGTATTTTAAATCTGTGATACCCCCAAGAATCTGCGATATGATTGTGCAATATGGTAAAGCAGAAAAAAACAGAGAAATTATGGCTATCACAGGAGGATATGGTAGAGATAGAGATTTAGAGAAACAACCTCTTACAAAAGACGAAATAAAAGATTTACAAAAGAAAAGAGATTCAAATATTGTTTGGATGAACGATAGATGGATATACAAAGAAATTCAACCTTACGTTAGAATGGCAAATGTAAATGCAGGTTGGAACTTTGAATGGGATTGGTCAGAGGCTTGTCAATTTACTATATATAAAAAAGGACAATACTATGATTGGCATTGTGATAGTTGGGACAAACCTTATCCTCACGAAGGACCAGCAAATGGTAAAATTAGAAAACTATCTGTGACAGTTAGTTTAACTGATCCAAAAGAATATAAAGGTGGAGAGTTAGAGTTTGATTTTAGGAATGAAGATCCTGATAAAGAACCTAACACTAGAACATGCACTGAAATATTACCAAAAGGCTCTTTGGTTGTGTTTCCTTCTTTTGTATGGCACAGAGTCAAACCAGTAACGAAAGGAGTAAGGCATAGCTTAGTCATATGGAATTTAGGCTATCCTTTTAAATAATATGGAACAAGGCGGAAGTAGTACACCACAAAAACCAAAAGGACATGTAGATTTTAAATCTGCATTTTATTTTCAGACACCAATATGGATTGCAGAGGCACCCATGTTTTTGAAAAACGCAATTAAAGTAACAGATAAATATATTAAGAAAGCTGATAAACTTTTAAAAGATAAATTAAAAAATGAACCTAAATGGAAAAAAGATATAGGGACATTTGGTTTGTCTAAACATAGTGAAAGTTTTTCTAACGATCCTAAAATAAAAGATCTGTCACAATTTATAGGTCAAAGATCTTATGAGTTTTTAGATTGGCAAGGATTTAATTTAAAAAACACTAGCTTACATTTTACAGAATTTTGGGTGCAAGAATTTAGTGAAAAAGGTGGTGGCCATCACGATACTCATGTTCATTGGAATCAACACGTATCAGGATTTTATTTCTTAAAATGTAGTGAAAAAACATCTTATCCAATATTTCATGATCCAAGACCGGGTGCAGAAATGACAAAGTTATTTACAAAAAATCAAGAACAGATTACATTAGGAAGTAATCAAGTTCATTACAAACCAAAACCAGGAACGATGATTATTTTTCCAGGTTATGTTCCACATCAGTTTGCAGTAGATCCAGGTTTAGAACCATTTAGATTTATTCACTGGAATATAAAAGTTGTTGAAACAGCAATATCAAAAGAAAGGAGTACTAATGAGCTTCCAAAAAAATAAATACGTTGTTATTAAAGAGGCTGTGCCTAAAGATATAGCAGAGTTTGTTTACAATTATTTTTTGTTAAAAAGACAAGTTGCAAGAACTTTATTTGATCAAAGATATATCTCTCAATTTACAGAAGAATGGGGAACTTGGACAGATGCACAAGTGCCGAATACCTATTCTCATTATGCAGACATAGCTATGGAAACTTTGTTGATGAGAACTTTGCCTGTTATGGAAAAGAAAACCGGATTAAAATTATATCCTACATATTCTTATGCAAGAATATATAAACCTGGTGATGTCCTACACAGACACAAAGATAGATTTAGCTGTGAAATATCAACAACTCTTAATCTTGGTGGCGATCCTTGGCCAATACATTTAGAGCCAAAGAAAAATGTGGGTATACCTGATGGTAAAAAATTTACAGTTAATAGTAATAATAAAGGTATATCTATTAATTTAAAACCTGGCGACATGCTTGTATATAGAGGCATGGAATTAGAGCACTGGAGAGAAGAGTTCCAAGGTGATAATTGTGCCCAAGTATTTTTACACTATAACGACCAAAAATCTAAAAACGCAGACAAAAACATAAACGATGGTAGACCACATTTAGGGCTTCCTGCTTGGTTTAAAAAGTGATATATCCTTAGACTGGAGAGAGTGTCACCACCATAACACCACACTCTCTCCTGTTTAAGGATAAATTATGTTAGGATTAAGTGCATTTTCAGAGTTTCCGTTTGCAACAGCAGGTGAGGATAGAAATGTAACTATTACAGTTACTAAGACATCTTTAACGTTAACGATAGGTAGCATAGGTATTGCAGCTGATGCGATTACAGAGGATGCTACAGCAAATCCATTAACGCTTGGTTTTGGTACATTATCCATATCTGGAATAGCTAATTTAAGTGCTACAGGTAGTCCACTAACCTTGGCTACCGGAACAGCTGTAGTTTCAGCAGCAGCCAACGTATCTGTTACTGGAAACGCATTGACTATGGCCACTGGTACTGTTACAGTAACCGCTGACGCAAATGTAGACGTTACTGGTAATGGATTAACGCTAGCTACAAAGGACGCTACGGCAATAACATGGAGTGCAGTTGTTCCAGGCGCAACTATGGTCTGGACACCAATAGAACCTTATTAATATGGCATCAAGTTTTTCTACAGATACAAAATTAGAACTTATAGCAACCGGTGAAAAAGCTGGTCTATGGGGTA